AGAAACATTTAAATAGTAGCTATATTACCTAGATGTAATATGGTGTATAACCATAGGAGGAGTAAGAATGACAGAAAAAAAGAAAGGAAAGATATTGAAGTTCTCCAAGTTTGGAGGGATAATTCTTGAGGGAGAGCCCAACGATAAATGGTTCAATCCAGACAGGAGTATTAAGGCTCAGTTTCTAGAGCTCAAAGATGATGCCAAAGGCAGAGTCATTGAGATAGATGCAAATGACAAGGGCTATTTTAAGACATTCAGTTGGCCTGATCCTGAACCAAAAGGCAGCATAGCAAATCCAATAGTCAAAAAAGATCTGCATACAACAATGGACAAGGATGATTATTGGACAAACAAAGAAGCTAGAGACATAGAGAAAGAGAAAAAGATCTCAAGACATGGTGCTTTGAATACTGCTATTGAGATCATAAAGATAACACCAGGAGATTTCAGCACAGCAAACGAAGCTCCGACTAGAGAGGGAACTTTCAAGGTTGCATGTGATCTTGCAGATAAGATCCTGGAGTATGTAAACAAATGATCATTTGGGGTGCATAAATGGGCATGAAACATCTAGGATTAATAGAGAAATTGTTTAATGACAATCCAGATCAGTCTTATAGCAAGACACAGATCAGGGATGAGTTGGGGTTCAATTATACTGTTGTTCTAGATGTTCTTGCCTATTTACTCAAAGAGAAAAAGATCAAAGAGATCAACAAAGCAGGAGATGTGACAAGATACAAAGGGGTGTAATGATGTTAGGATATAAGTTAATTAAAAAATCAAAATATTATAATCTTCTGAGCAAAATAAATTATCTTCATAATGAAATCAAAAGAATATCATCAGGATTTTTAACACTACAAGAGATACAGTTATTGATTGATAAAAATAAAGCAAAAGGTAGAGAACCTAAAAAGCTTGTTGTGAGTTCAGAGAGTTATGATTTTATACAACAGCTTATATTAGATACACATAGGGTTGTCCATACTTCTTGCAAATATAAAACAATCTCAGTTTTTGGAATAGAAATTATTGTAGATGATAATATTGAGGGGTTTTATTTACAATGAATAAAGATGATATTAGAAATTTATTGGATCAGGCTTTTGAGTATGGAAAGAAGCTGATCAACCAATGGCATGATGGAAAGATGGAGCAGAGCAGGATAAATCATGCTGAATACAGAAAGCAGGAACTGGCAAGACATGCCAATGCTATTGATGAGATCAAGTACAATCAGAAAATAAAGAGGAGGATGCAGGATGGTTCAAGAGATATTAATAGCCAGAGTTGATGCAGAAAGATTGCTTAGGTATGGAAAGCTTGAGAGCAAGAAAGACAATATAATAATCAAGATTGTTGATCATAAGTCAAAGGAGGGAAAAGATGCTAGGAAAAGAAACTATTAAAAAAGTATTGGCAAGGATCAAGGATCACTTTAGATCTAAAAAAGCATGGAAAGAACATGCAAAGTTTATGACAAGTGTTGCTGATGATAAATTGCATAAGTTTGTAGGTAAGTTAGAAGAGCTTGAACAGAACAAACTTTATTATATTGTAGTTCCTGCAGAGTCAGTTGCTAATTTTAAACAACTTCTTTATCATGCAAAAACTAAAATGAAGTGGACAATACCAAATATACTTATTCTTACAGAGCCATTTGAGAAGATTACACAAGAGAAATTAGATGCTCTGCAGAAAAAAATAAAAGAGTCTAAGGAGGCAAAACAATGAAAAGTCCAGGAATATATAGATTTGTAATCAAGAGTAATTATCTTAATCTGATGCTCAATCTAGAGATGGGGGATGGAAAAAAGATAAGAGAGCTTGCTGAGTCAGTGAACATAAATTATTATCATCTCAACAGTGTGCTGCAAGCATTTGAAGAGGAGGGAATAATAAACAGGGATATGCAGCAGAACAGCTATAAGATAACACTTACTAAAAAAGGAAAGGCTTTGATTAAGGATTTTGCAAGTATCAAAAAGACTATAGAGACTTGGAAAGAGGAGAAAGTTGAGGATCCTGTTGATCCCAAAGATGTGAGATTGCAGGAAAAGGCAAGGAACAATTTTGAGAGAGCAGGGAAATCAGGCCATGAGGATGAGGTACCTGAGAAAGATATAGCTGATCCAGAAGAAACTAAAGCAGAAGAAACAGCAGCAAATGACGAAGCTATACAGACAAATAAGGATGCAGAAGAAAAGGCAGAAGAGATCATAAAAGATGATGAGCCAAAAATCACACCAGCAGGAGGGGATAAAAATGGTTAAGAAACCACAAGCAAGTAAAATAGTGCAAGATGATCCAAAGAGAACATTCAAGGTTTTAGGTAATGGGGATGTTGAAGTGACAGAAGTAATGAGAAATGTAGTTACTCTACCATCAAGAGAGTTCACAAGTTGGATCAGGAGTCATGAAGTAGAAAAAGATGAGCATAAGAAATCTTTATCAGAAGAAGTGCTGAAAAAGTCTAGAGAGGAAATAGTTAAAATAGAGAAGTATATCAAAGAACTGGAACCATTCCATAAGCAATCTGAGGAGAATGCTAAGGTCCATTATGAGAAAGAGAAAAGGGATGGTGTCATAAAGAAGATTGAGGAGGAGTTCGCTAAGCCACCTGCAGAGAGGAATAATGACTGGCTGTATGCTGTGTGGACTAATCTTAAGGAAAATGACAGAGAGATCATAGAGAATGGATTGAGTGATAAGATCAAGAATGATTTTGTAAAGGTCAAGCTTGAGATCATGAAGCAGATCCGAGCAGGGAAAAGAAAGAAATGAGCAAGGTATCATATGATGAGGGACAGAAATGCCGAAAACTAAGCGAGTTCGTAGAGGAGGAGCAGCTCCAAGAAAAAAAGGAGATGCTTTTGAAAGACGAGTAAAGAAGCATTTGCAGGACAAAGGTCTTTTTGTAGTAAGACAATCAGCCTCTGCTTTTCCTGATTTAATTGCTGTGAACTATCCAGATGTTTTAAGAGTTACTATAGTCTGGGCTGTTGAGTGCAAGATGGCAAAGAGAATAAACAAAGAAGAAAAAGCTAAGTTATTAGCTTTAGATCAAGAGTATGGTATGATCCCAGTAATAGCATATAAGGGACCTAAAGGAAAGATCCTTTTTTGTGATGTAGATTATAAAGATCTTAGTGGTCTAGCTTAACAATATTTATATACTTAGTAAGTAAGTAAGTAAGTATGATACCTGAAAAACAATTAAAGGATATGGGATTTGAGGAGATCAAGTCTAGGTTATTTATGAAAAATATAACTGAGAACACAAAACTGTATAGGGATTATAGAACAGATCCTCCAACTACTTATGCATATTTTAAGGATCAAAAGATAAATCCAAATCAGTTCAATGAAGCAAAAGCAATAAAGAGCATTGAGGAGAAGATGCAGGAGCTGAATGGCAATATCCCTCTGGCTATGTTTATAAAATGGTAAAAAGAATTAATGAAGTATTTGAGGATGCAGATCATGCAAAGCTAGTAAAGGACAAACAGAAGCTTTCAAGCAAGCTTGGCAGGCCTATTGGATGGAGAGAGTACATTCTTATAAAGGGGGGTATTAAATGAATATGATATTAAGTCCTACACCAGTTGATGCTCTTACAAGAGCTAAAGCAGATATGATGATCAAGATTGCCACAATGAGAAAGAAAGCTTTTGATCAACTTCTTGAGCAATGCGTTCCTGGATGGATCCAGTGGTTCATGGGAAAATCAGAGAGGAGACAGATATTAGTTGCCAAGATCTTTGGTATTTACTTGCTGATATTTCCTGTATCTAGATTAGAGAGTGATGTTGTTTCTGAGGAGTTGATTGTAATGAGATGGACCAAGCCTATTGGCAGGAGATATTTTAGGATCCAAGATAAAAGGAGGTTGAGATCATGAAGTTTGAAATAACATATAAAGAGTTGGTAATAATATTTTTTATTGTTCTTGTATTATTTTGTGTTACTCTAGGAGTGAATTATTATCAAGATCACAAGAGTGATGATATAACAATGCCAGTGAAGATCATAAAAGAACAAGTGATCATCAATGATACAATAGTTATTGAGAAAGAAGTACAAGGCATCAAAGATGTAACTTGTATTGGACAGCCAGGAGCAAAAATGATGAGCTGCTATAAAGATGATATATTACTTTGAGATACCAAAACAGGAAATAGAGATCACAGCAGAGAATGAGACAGAAGCTTATGCTAAGGTTGATGCATTCATAACTAGGAATGTAACAGTGTTATCAAAATTAAAAAAGGTGGTATAATGAAATGCAGTAGATGTGATGGAACAGGAGAGCTATGGTGTGGAGATCCATGCAGAGCATGCAATGGCACAGGGGAATTAGAGGATTTATGACATTATCAAATAAGATTGGAGAGGGAAATGTAATCACAGAAAAAAGAGAGTCCTGGAGACATTACCTGGCCAAAGTATTGCTGCATAAATTAATCATAGAGAAAGGATCTAAAAGCAAGATAGAGTATAATGTTGGATCAAGGATCATTGATGTTGTGCAGTTTCTAGATGATGGTCAGATCTATGGCTATGAGATACAATCAAAAGGTATCAAGAAAAAAAGCCAGGAGATGATGCAGTGCGTTCAGGAGTATGCACCATTAGAGGACATCAAGGTTATTGATCTGTCAAAGCTTGATAAGGACATTGACATTATGATACTAGAATTAAAGGAGATGATCATATGACTGAATTAAAAACACTCAATGATATAACTCTTTATTTCAAAGAGAGAAAAGATTTAGAGAAGATATTTTTAGATTGGGCTGCAGCACATCAAGCAAAGAATTGCCCCATGAATGTTATAGTATGGTTTACCCCTAAGTTCAGAGAGATGCTAAAACAAGAAGCAATCAAGTGGGTAAAAGAAGATATTGAAGATTATAGAAAAATTAATTTAAATTTACCTCAAGGAGAACCTGGGCGAGTAATACATAATTTTATTGTTCAACAAAGACAGAAGTGGAAAGACAGATTTAATCTTAAAGAGGAGGATCTAAAGTGACTGAGCCTGATCTAGTTGAGATCTTAGAAAGTAATATTTTTACTACTTTAGATGGAGAGATCTGCCCAATGGCAGATGGATGTGAGTATGGACATTATGGTTCAGACAATTGCTGTAACAAAGATTATCAGAATTGCGATCAGTATCATAGAATATGTGTGGAGGGATTAATATGAAGATATTTAAATGTGACAGCTGTAATAGAACACAGAAAGAGGGAAAGTTCTGCTTAGATTGTGGAAACAAATTGACAGAGATAATCACAGCAGAGGTCAATTTCAAGTCTATAAAGACCAAGAGAACATCAGAACAATTGAAAAGAGACATAAGGAATTGGCTTGCTAGGATTGGTGTGCAGCAGAATGAGATAAAAATATCAAGTGGTGGAGAGAGATCAGAGGTTGAGTATGTATTGAATAAGACCATGTATTGTTTTAGCAGCCATTTGCAGAATAATATCACTAACAATCTTGCTGCAGTAGAGCAGTTCTTGCATTATAGAGTTTTAGGCATAGAGAGAGGCATTGAAAGTGTAGAGCAGGCTTTCAAAGGATATGAGTCTCTGCCTGATCCAACAAGCAATGATCCTTATGATATTCTAAATCTGAATAAGGATGCAACTCTAGAAGAAGCAAAGAGCAGGTTTAAGCATTTAAGCAAGCAGTATCATCCTGATGTAAATAAATCAAAGAATGCTAATGAAGAGTTCAACAGGATAAAAAAGGCAATGAAAGCTATAGAGGCAGGAGGTTGATAATATGAAAATTAAAGAAGCAACAACATTGGACAATATAGTGTACATATTAGCATGCGTTTTTACTTTGGGTGGAGTGTATATCTATAGAGTTATCTGGAGTCATGCTATAAGAAAAGCAATGAAAGAATGATATTTACAGATTGGAAATGCCCATCATGTGGGTGTACAGATATAAGGAAAAATCAAAATGAGGCATGGTGCAGCAGATGCGGTACTGTGATAGAATAATGACAATAAAGATTGAGACTAAGAGAATGGGGGAGGATGGAAAACCATATCATTTAGTATTGCCAAGAAAAGAAAGGGGGAAGTTGAAAAGATGCCCAAATCCTGAATGCAATAGTACATCTATCAAGGATGGCTTTTGCATGGTTTGCGGACAGACATATACAAAATGATATGGATAGACTATTTATTATTGGGGATACTCTTATTTGCATTTTCACCAGTTATATTGATTATCATAGTTCTTTGTCTTTATGCAGTTCTCACTATAATATCAGAGATATGGATATTATGGCTAAGAGCTTTATTTCAGGTCTGGAATTACACTATTGAATTAATTTGGGGCAAGAAGAAATGACATCAGCTAAGAGTTTTGAACCAATCAAGTGTGATCATTGCGATATTCATACATCTAAGTTGCAGGAGATCAATGGCAAAGAAGTATGCAGAGATTGTAAGAAAGATTTTGAAAAGAATGGATCCTTTACAAGAGCAAAGGTTTCTCATGATTATGATGATGCTGAGGTTATGGTTAAGAAGTTACAATCAAGGCCTAAGATTAGATACAACAAGAGGAGGGATAAACATGGAAGAACCAAAAGAACCAAAGAAGCTATGGAAAAACATTGACTGGAAAGATAAGGATGAGAAACAGGCATTTTTTGATAAGTATTTCAAAAAGAGTGAGATGGTATCAGATCATATGGCTGTGACTATCAAAGGAATAAAAGAAAGACTGTCTGATTTCATTAAGTATGGAAAGATCAAGGCAGGAGACAAAGAGAGACCAATCACAATGAAAGATGTAATCAATGAGATCAATAAGATCTAAAGGAGGCTGAGATCATGGCAGAAGAAATAAAGACATTAGAAAAAACAAGAACAGTAACAATACCAATGGACAAGATCAGAAAGCTAATAGGAGCAACATATAGGGATAAGATTACATTAGTTAGAATTAATCAAATGCTTATGGATGTATGGACTATAGGGGGCAGAGCTGCTTATGAGATCAGAGATGATTTATTATTTACTATAGTAGAGCCTGTAGATAATCCTAAGAGGTTTTGAAGATGGAAATTCCAGAGATAAGAAAAGTAAAGGTTGATGATATAATTCCAGATGAGACAAACCCAAATATAATGGGCAAGGAGGAGTTTGAAGCATTGAAAGAGGGCATAAAGAGATTTGGATTTATTGTGCCGATCATAACAAACAAGGATATGATCATAGCTGATGGTTTCCATAGATGGAAAGCAGCAAAAGAGCTTGGCATGGAATATGTATCTGTTTTTGTCCTGAATGTAAAAGAAGTTGATAGGCTGATGCTAAGGCAGATCATGAACAAGCTTAAGGGACAGCATAACATAGACAAGGACATACAGGATTTTGATAAGATACTAGCAGTAAGCGGAAGCTTCAAAGATCTTGCTATGCTCATGGGAAAGAAAGAGCAATACTTTGATGATATAATGAAGCTCAAAGATGTAGAGATGGAACAATATCTAGTGCTGAGAAAGATGGACGAGGATCTGAAAGACAAAGGAGTGAACATAAGGCAGCTCAAGATAGCATTATTGCCAGATCAACTGGACAAGATCAAGGAGAAATTCGGAGACACAAACATGATCCTGGAGATAGTTGATTATTTTATAGTGGTGGACAAATGAAATATAAATACATAGATGTGTTTGCAGGAGCAGGAGGGCTCAGTTTAGGACTTGAAAAGGCAGACTTTGAGAACAAAGGATTTATTGAGAACTGGAAGCCAGCAATAGAGACCATCCTTAAGAACGACAAGGACAAGAGACTGATCAAGAAAGATATAACCCAAGCAACAGAGAAAGACTTTGATGGTCTCAAAAAGATTGATGTGATGGTAGGAGGGCCATCATGCCAGGGGTTCAGCATGGCAGGCAAAAGAGATCCTAAAGATGCAAGAAACACATTGTTTATGGACTACCTAAATATAGTTGACATAACAAGGCCCAAAATATGTCTTATAGAGAATGTCAAAGGACTGTATACAATGAAAACAAGAGAGGGAGGCTTTGTGTACAATCAGATAGTAGAGGACTTTGGAAAAAGAGGATATTCAGTGCAAGCAAAGATACTCAACAGCTTCAATTATAATGTACCACAAAAAAGACAACGAGTGATCATCATAGCAAAAAGAATAAAACAGGACTACAAATATCCAGAACCAATCCAACATAAAAAATATCTAATGGACGTCATGGACCTACCATATGAAGAGGACGAGACCATGCAGCATATATATTCAAAAAGCAGAAAGCAAATGAAAAAATTTACATTTCTCAAAGAGGGACAAAAGATAAGCACATTTGGAAGCGCAGGAATAAAGCTCAAGAAAACATATGCATGCACAATAACCAAATCAGGCAGGTATGTGCACCCAATATATGACAGACTGATCAGCGTAAGAGAAGCAGCAAGAATACAAACCTTTCCAGATAATTATATGTTTGCAGGCAGCCTCAATGACATGTATGGCCAGATAGGAAATGCAGTGCCAGTAAACATGGCATACCATCTGGCAAAGAGCATAAAGAAGTGCTTGGAGAATAACAATGGCTAACGAGAAAAATAAAATTATATATTCAAAGGTTCCAATTCCAGAGAAAGAAGAAAAGATAGATCCAAAGACATACACTTACAAAGTCAGGAGAGCAGAGATACTGGGCATGATAAAAACTGTTGGAAGCCCTGGAGCTGTAAGCCCAACTAAACTGGCAGGTAGGTATGGTGTGACACATTCCCAGATCAGCCATGATATTAAGGTATTAAAAAAAGAATTGTTCAGCCAGATAGGAGAGGATGTGGCCATAAGAACAGAGCTTACTTTCAATAAGGTTGTTACCGAACTCTTGGAGAGTCCGAATAATAAGGACAAGTATAATGCAGCTAAGCTCATGAAAGAATGGAATGACTGGCTCTTTGATGCTGGAGTTAATAGGAGAGCACCAACTCAGGTTGAGGATGTTACTGATCAGAGGGTTGATGATATTTGGGATGAGATTAAGGAAAAAGAGAAAGATGGAAAAGACAAAAAAGCTGATCAGAGATAATTGTGGCTATTGTGGAACGAGGAGAATATTGAATAATAGTGGTTGCTGTAAGCAGTGTTGGTGTTCAGAGGGAGGCAAGTGGAAAAGAGGGTTTTTAAAGGATTGAGTACAGCCGGTGAAACGACGGACAAAATGGCAATACAGACGGTGGACAATGAAAAGAAAAGAGCTGATCAGAATATTGCTGGAGAGGAGGGATGTAAAGAACCTCTGCAAGCTTCTATTTGATAATGTAAAGGCAGCACAGAACCTGACACCAACACAATGCTTGCTAGTGAGAAAGATAGGTTTTTCTGAAGTCAAAAGACTAAACATCAGTGCATATACAAGATATGGCAAGACACAATGCGTAGCAGTAGGAGTGGCAATATATATCTTGCTCAATAAAAACAAAAAGATAAAATTTATTGGTCCAGAGAAAGAACAGGCTGGATTGATTAGGGATTACATGACTGAGCTTATTCTATCTTGCCCTGAGCTATTGAGCATAGCAGAGCTCACTGCAAGAGGAGCAGAAAGAATAAAACAACAGGCAAGCAGAGACAGAATGACATTTAGCAATGGATGCGAGTATAGAGTTGTAAGTGCATTCGGCAAAGGATTTGCAGCAATGGGCCATGGTGGAGATCTAGTGATTATGGATGAGGCAGCAATGATCAGCAGAGAAGCATATGCCAAGATCACAAGAATGCTTGGGGATGATCCAGAGAATGCAATACTCATTGAATTATTCAATCCATGGGACAGAGATACAAAAGCATTTGATCATAGCATCAGCAATAGATTTGAAAGAATAGAGATAGGATATAAAGTTGGGATCAAAGAGGGCAGGACAACAAAAGCATTCATTGATGAGATGGCAGAAGAGCTTGGAGGCAAAGAGACACTAGAGTTTATTGTTCTGTATGAGTCACGATTTCCAGATGAGGCTCCAGACAGTTTGCATAAACTGAGTGATATAGAGAAAGCAGAGAACAGAGTATTTAATCTTGAAGATGAGCTCATTGCTATAGAAGAGATCCTTTTGCATCCAGATAAATATAAAAGTAGTGAGGTAGTCAAAGCCAAAAAGGATGTCATGGATTATAAAAGGATCATCAGTTGCGATCCAGCAGACAAAGGAATTGATGAGACAGTTATCATGTGGGGAGTTAATTACAAAGAGAAATATGAGCTATATGGAATGTTCTCAGAACCAAAGAGTGAACAGATGCAGATTGTTGGTAGAACAATGAACAAAGCTAAAAAGTTCATTGGTCCAACTGTTCCCGGTAGAATAAATTGGGACCGGATAGGCATAGGAGCAGGTGCATTATCAAGAAGCAAAGAGATCAGAGATGATTGGAACATGAACAATATTGTTGTTAATGGATGTCATTATGGAGAGAGTGCAATAAAGAAAGAAGAGTTTATCAATAAGAAAGCAGAGAATAACTTTAGACTCAAAGATCTACTTGCTCATAACAACATAAGTCTGTATCATATCAAAGATGATATGAAATACAGAAGATTAAAAAATCAGTTGCTGGCAATGAAATGGGAGATGATGAGTGGAACTAGCAAGAAAAAAGTAAAGGATCCAGAGGATAAAAGCCCAGATTTCAATGATGCCTTAACTTATATGATCTGGAAAGGAAAAGAGCTGGCATGGGGTTTTGTATAGCTTGAGCTTAACAAAGTATATAAATGTATAATCAATAATTCTGTGTATGCACCCCTGATCATACTTATGGTATCACTTAAATCACTCATTTTCGGACAAAAAGCAGTACCAGCAATATCTCTCATAGGACAAAATACAAGAGAGGAAAGGGCTGGCCTGCATAAAGCTTACATTCCAAAATTCTTATACAAGCCACCATTTGGCTATCCACGATTTGCCAACATGGATTATGTCAGGTATCTGGCGCAAACACCATATGTTGAGATGTGCACAAGCACAATCACAGCAGAGATAGCAAGCGTTGAATGGGACATTATTCTTAATCCACTTCTTGATGAGAAAGAAGATAATCCATCAGAAAGAAATCATATTAAAAACTTCTTCTTGAACCCGAACAGCAATAATGAAAGCTATGAGGATGTATTCGTAAAGCCAGTTATCAGAGATCTAATTGAGACAAACACTGGAGTTCTAATCAAGATGTTCAATCTCAAAGGAGAGATGTCAGAGATTGTTGCAAGAGATGCAGCAACATTCACAAAGAACCCAGACATACATGGCATGATGACATTTAGAGATGATCTTATTCTACCAAAGAAAATTGTTGATAATCCATCAGAAGTAGTTAATCCATTCCAGCATGTTCCACAGCATATAGTCAGAGAGACAGCTGCTTATTTCCAGTATGGATGGATAGCAGGTCCGTTGCCAATTCCATTCGGACTTAAAGAATTAGTATGGCTGCAGGATCTTATAAGATCAGATGATATTTATGGATACAGTGCAGTGCAGGTATTGGCTAAGAATATCCAGACATTGCTTTACATGATTGACAGTGATCTTGAATACTTCAATGACAACAATGTGCCTAAAGGGATCATAGGAATAGATGCAGGTGATGTATCAGAACTCAATGCTTTCAAGGATCAATGGTTTGAAATACAGAGGACAAAGGATGAGTTTGGCAACTGGAGAAAGCAACAGCATAAAGTGCCAATAGTAAATTATATTCCTAAATTTGAAAGGATAGAGTTCACAAGTGTAGAGCTAGAGCTTCTTGAAAAACAGAAATGGTGGACCAAGATGGTCTGGGCTGTATTAGGTGTTACACCAGTAGAGCTAGGTTATACTGAGGATGCAAAAGGATCTGCTAATCAGATTGTACAATCAAAAGTGTTCAGAAAGAAAGCGATCAATCCAAAGCTTAGACTTCTTGAGAACAGATATAATGCTGACATTGTGAGTGAATTTGGATATAATGCAACAATCAAGAATGAAAAAGGAGAGGATATTGAAGTACCAAAATATCAGTTTAAGTATAAAGCTCCAGATGTTGATTTTGAGAGATCCAAGACAGAGTTATTTGATCTGCAGATCAAGTCAGGCCAGAGGACTGTAAATGAAGTTAGACAGCAAGAGGGTTTAGATCCTGTTGAATGGGGAGATCAACCACCACAACAATGGGCTGCAGGAGCAAATACATTCAATGTGAATATGCCAGGACAAGATCCTAATAATCCAGTTGATCCAAAAAAGAATGAAGATATTACAGATGATGATCCAGATACAAACAAGGACAAAGATAAGCTGCCAGATAATGAGGAGCCTGATAAGTCTGCAAAGAAAACAGAGAAACAGACAAAATCAAAAGGAGCTGATTGGAGCAGCAAAGCTGATCCAGAAGAAACTCCAAAAGAGAATATTGATGATATAGAGAAAAGGGCGAATATCCAATTAAAAGAGTTGGATGATTATATTGACAGTATTGGGGATCTGATTGTTGAAGAGTTGGACAAAACACCACAAGCATGATTATGGAGATCAATAAGATTGAGGGAAAGGATATAATTGACTATCTTGTTAGCAAGTTCTCTAAGATAATTAATCTTGCTAGGTTTAAATCCCAGATCAATGAATGGGTGGCCAATGAATATAAAGGGGGTTTGGAAGTTGCAGGCATCAAATTTGATATGAACTTTGTATCTAATGATAGAGAGCTCAATTTCTTACAAGATTATGTTTTCAACAATCTGGAGCAGAATACAGATCAGATTGGAAATGATATAAGGCAGGAGATCTCTAGAGGATTATTGAATGGAGAGACTACTGAGGTACTAAAGAAGAGAGTAAAGAGTATTTTCAAAGAGAACAAATACTCAAACAGGCTCAAAACAGTATTAAGGACTGAGGGCCAAAGAGCAAGCGAAGCCGGAACATATCAAGGAGCAATGCAATCAGGCCTGGATCTGTTCAAGTATCTAGATGTCCTGGAGGATAAGAATACCTCAGAGATATGCAACAAGATGGACACAAAATATGGAGCAAAGCACAAGGCCATACCAGTTGATGAGGAGTTCAGTGTTATTGTGAAAGGAGATACAATCCATGCGCAGACACCACCATTCCATCCCTATTGCAGGACAGTAACCAGGTATGCTAGAAAAGAAGATATAGAACAAAAGGCAAGTCTTGATAGATTGGCAAAGATAAAAAAGGATCTACAGAATAAGGCTCATGAAACAAAAGCTATGATCATGCAAGTTGAGAAGAAAGAGAATGAGGTCAAGAGTAATGTTGATCAAGAAATCAAAGAGAAAGAACTAGAGATTTTGGAAAGAAAAAGCAGAGTTCTTGATAAGCTAGAGGCTGATATTAATGAATGAAATAAGTCTGTTCCATGATAAGAATATGTCAGAGCCAATTGAGGGATCAATAGAATTTGATCCTATTCCAGCAGGCCAGAGCTCAACAAAAACAATCTATCTCTATAATAATATCAAATTCCCAATTAGTGTTGGATTAGAGATCATAGGATCAGACCTTTCCATAACACTTGGCATTGAAGAGATCAAGCCAAAAACAAGTCAGGCAGTTGAGATCATAATGAGCCCTAAAACTACTAGGATGCAGCCGATTAAAGGCAGCATTAAGATACAAATAAAATATATGGTGACATAATGAGTAATATAATGTTACAGCCAGTGTTTGGAGTTGAAATGGCTTTAGAGCAATTCACTGGAGCCAATGCATCAGGATCTGATGGAGATACAAATAGAGTATTAGCTGCAACAAATGTTACTCAAGCAAAAGGAGAGATCACAGTCACTCTTGATAAGCAGACATTGAGAAAGACAGACGATTATACAGTCTCAGGGAATAATATAACATTCCTGAGCAGGTTGTTGGATAGGCATAAGATTGATGTGAGGTATATTAAATGAAAAGGAAATTAATATTATTAACAATCATGTTGATACTAATTGCAGGAGTCATTGCATATGATGTGCCATATGACGATTGGGACTTTGACAATTATTATGAGTTGATCAATGCAAGCAATCTATCAGGAAATCATGTTTATGCTAATTCAACATTGAGTGTTGGAGGCATTACAGATCCTCTTGCATGCAGAGGAGCAAGTGATGGGACATATTATAATTGGGAATGCTCTCAGAATGTAACATATAATGTGAGTATATTACCTGGTGCAAACAATACTGAGTCAATAGGATCTGCTGATAGATTATGGAAAAAAGGATATTTTGTTGATCTATTTGTACATATCATAACAGGACTCTCTGATATAATTGTAAACAGTAATTTTGAAATGAACAATACAAACATCACAAATATAAATACAATGATATTCAATACTTCTGGATGTACTGATGATACAACAGAGGGGTTAGTTTGTTGGAATGCAGATCAACAAACACTCAATGTAGTAACTGGCCTTGGAAATGTTTATCAGGTCGGTCAGGAACTTACTGGTGTTGGAAAGAACATACAAGGAGATATTATCTATGCAGGAGATGTTGTTTATCTTGTAGGTTCACAAGGAGAAATGCCAACAATAGCTCTTGCTAATGCAAGTAATGGTACTAAATTTCACAGTCCTGCTGTTGTAACTATACCATTCTGTAATGATAATGCTATCTGTCCTGTGACAACTTTTGGATATGTACATGACTTAGACACAAGCATGTGGACAGAGGGAGATAAACTTTATCTTACACCTTATGGAAATATGAGCAATGAAACAACAAACTATCCTGATTATAATATAGAAATGGGTATTGTAACAAGAGTTCATGCAAGTTCTGGAATAGTTCTTGTGCTTCCAGAGATAGATATAGGAGATGGTGTTGTTGTAAAAAGTTTAAGTGTTATTAATGATACCTTTATTGGTGGAGATCTTAATGTGTCTGGAAACTTTACTGGAAATCAGATCTATGGTGAGATGTGGAATTATACCTCAGCAGATGATCCATGGGAATTTAATATAGATGCAGCAGATATATATTATAATTTGACTAATATGACTGCTGGAGAACTTAATGGCTTTACATTCACAAGAGGAGATCCTGAAAGGGGAAGTTATCTTACAGCACAAGTAGAGGGGATGTATCATGCAAACTTTGCAATAAGTTTTTTAAGTGAGAATGTCGGTGGATTATACAGTGCGGCAATAGTTCAGAATTATGATGTTACAATGCACCGTGATTGTTATTCAAGAAGAGCTGCAGCAACTGCTGTTGGAAACATGGGAGTTGTTTGTATAATAGATTTGAATAAAGGTGATAATGTAAGCATACAAGTTGAAAATGAGAATACTAACAGAGATATGATAATTCATTCTGTTAATATTAATCTTGTAAGGATAGGTGATCTAATTGGTTGAAATAAAAGACGGAGCATTTGCTATTGTGACAATAGCTTTGCTGATCAGCATGGGTGTCAATGTTGCACCTGATGATACACATTATTGCAAAGCAAGAGAATATATGACATATCATTGTGACAGTCTTTCTAAATATTATAATCTACCAAATGGCAAATGTATACATAACACTTTGCCAAATAAGCTATGCAGATCAGGATGGCAGAAGATAGAAAAGATGTCAGATACAATATTTGTGAGTGATGGCATAGGCCTGCCATTCAAAGAAGTTGATCTAAATACAGTCAAAGACTTTGGAGAAATGAGAGAATGCATGCTCAATAAGACTTATTGTGGTATAGAAGCAGATGGCCAAAACCTAAAGATCTATGTATCTTCTGTTGCAGACTGCAATCCTTTAATAGGTAATGAGACTAAAGAAGAACTTATAGGAAAACATATCACTATCTGCAATACAAAAGATATGATAATTCAAAATGAAAAATGAAAAAAATAGGACTATATATCTCAATAATAGGACTTTTGTTGTTAGTATTGGCTAGTTCTGTATCAGCTTTTGATTATTCCATCAATGATAACTTTGATGGTTGTCTTGCTGCATGCCTTATATGGATAGAGAACAGCACAGATAGATGTGTAGGGAATGCCACAGGGATCTATGAGAATGTGGACTGTGTTGGAATAAATATCACTGATCTTACAATCATTGGAGAGACAAAAACAGAGGATGCTATATTGATTGATGGCAGACAAGATCAGAATTTTGGAGGAGGAGGTCATGATATAAGTGTTGGCCATGCTTTCAGTTCTAATGAAACAAGAAGAGAAGTTATAAGATACAAGAATAGTACAATAAATAATCCAGTTCTGAATGGAACTGTGACAAGCACAAGATTTCATGCTTATTTAGTAAGTGAGAGTATATTTCTTACAGGGAATATGTCTGTGATACTTGAGAGAATTATAAATAATCATTGGGTTGAGATATTAGTTACATGGAATAATGCAAGCACTAATGTTGATTGGGCTGGAGAGCCACAAAAAGGATGCAATGTTTCAGGAACAGATTATATTGCATGGAGTGATGGAGATCCAGAGAGAAACTTTACGAACTCTGCAACAGTTAATAAATATTATAATTGGACTGTGCCAAATTCATGGATCACAGAATGGTTCAATGGAAGTAGAGAGAATGATGGTTTTAGAATGACTTATAGAAGAGATGGGCAGAGAGCTACAACTGAACAGATAAGTTTTAGATCAGCACAGACAGGTAGTGCAACTCAACAACCATTTATTATAGTGAACTTGACAGATGTAAATATAACTGCAAGAGATGAGTATGATGTCAATGGTTCTGCTATCTTGATCAATACAGACAATGTGATATTTAATTTTAATGGATCAATAATAAGGGGTGATTTCTCAGGATCAGATACTGGCCTGCAGATACAGTCTGTAAAGAATAATATAACTGTGAGAGATGGAAGCTTCAAGGATTTTGCAGGGAATGGATTGAATACAGGAGCTAATGGAAATCTCTCTTTTGTGGATGTGTTTTTCAACAATACAAACGGAGCAAACTTTGGAGGCAGTGGAAATTATTATCAGATAAACTTTACAGGTGGTGGTTGGAATTACTCAGGGAGAGTGTCTTTTAATCGTAGAAATACAATCTCAACTGATCAATGGTATTTTAAAGATTTTATACATGAGAATTCAGTATCAACACAAGGCTCTGTTTTTCTTTGTGATGCTTGCGAATATATTAATTTTTCCAATTTTACTATGAGCCAGAATGAGAGCAGCAATGTTGAGTTATTTGAGATAGATGATGAGTCAATGAATGTAAGTCTATCATTCTGTACAATGACAGGCAATGCAGCCAATGATGGCATATTCTTTCAAGGAGATGTAAAAGGAGATCAGAGTATAGATAATTGCACAATACAACAAGTCCTGAAAGGAATAAGAACAGAGCATAAAATAGTGAATATAACAGATAATTATTTCTTCAATGCTACACAAGGAGGAGTCATTGATGAGAACAATCTAAGCAATAGCATCATAGCAAACAATATATTTAATTTTACAGGAAATTCAACTCAATCTATTCTGTATAAGACAGGATATTTTCCGATAAATGATAGTGGAACAATGCATAATGATACTTTTGTTTATGTGACATTTGCAGGAGGAGTTGGTGATGCAGTTACAGCAAATGATCAGACTGTAGTAACACCAACAGGATCCAATGATTTCTATCTTTGCGTAGGCAGTATTGCAGCATTGGGAGATTTCACATCAGAGATTGATACAGCATTACCTTTTGATTGTGCAACAGTCATAGCATTGAATGGTGGCTCAAAGTCATGCAGTAGTGAACCAATACATCTTACAGGCAATGGAGCTGCAAATTATTCAGTAGGAGGATTAGGGGATTGTGATGGTATCATTCAAGGGTTCCAAGATCCACCATATATAAGGTTCTCAATTGAAAATATACAACTCAGTTCACCAATCAATATAATAGGAGAGGACAATAATATCTCAGGCAATACATTCCATAATCATACTAAAGGAATAGGCATTATACAATCATTGACTTTAACATCTGACTCTGCATCAAATGATGTTATGCTGAACAACTTTTATTTTGGAGGAGTGTCTGATGCAGGAATAGCCAATAGTTTCTGCGTAAATGGATTAGGCAATTTCTATGAAGAAAGTCTCACACCAACACCTGGAGATTGTGGCCAGATAAATATAACAGACAATACTACATTTAGGAGGACAATATCCGTTAATTTTACACCACAAGACTCTCAGAACTTTATAACTTATGATGTGAATGCATCAGGATCTAAGATCGGAACCATTGAGATCAATGGATCTATAGTTGTAAAGTTAGGCACTACAAATATGACAATCAGACCATTTGATGGCTTCAAGTTCGGAACAAATGCAACAGTGAATATAGGAGTGTTTCCATATGAGCATGGAGTAATTTATTTATATGAGAATGGTACAACTAAGTTGTATGAGAATGGAACAATCAAACTATACTAAGGAGGAGATATTATGACAAACATTATAGCCTTTTTCACAGAGAAAGGAACACCAAAGACAGGACTGAGTCCAAAAATAAATATATGGAAATTAGATGGAACACTAGTTATTAATGCAGCTGCTATGACAGAAACTGCAGGAGGATTTTACTTTTATAATTTTGCAGCATATGACAGCTCAGAAGATTATGCAATAAGGGCAGATAGTGTGACACTCACAGGATCAGATAGATATGTGTTTGGATCTAATCAAGGAGTCAATGCAGACAATGCATTGAAGATCCTAAAGAATAAGATGATCATTAATAAAAATATAATGACTATCTATGATGATGATGGGACAACTGTATTATACACTTGGGACTTGAAAGACAGAAGAGGAGCGCCATCAAGCAAAGAAGTGTATCAAAGAATACCATAATCACCTCTTAAAAACTTGTGAGGTGGCCTGTTGTCTTCATTGCAGGCCACTTTTATACTCAAAATGACAAACCTACCCATATGGGGATATGCAACAAGATGCCAGAAAATACCTAGCTGGGGCTATGGTGCAGAATGTGATCTAGAGATATGGGGACCAAAGAGAAAGATTGAGGTCAAAAAAGATCTCACTATAATGTTTTACAGTCCTATTATTCAGCAGAAAACAATGAGCTATGAGATCCAGGCAGCTATTTCTAAGATCGCCACCCACAATCTGGATCTCTATGCTCCTTTTGATAAGGAAAACATTGTAGAATACAATATCTCAGCTGATCTGGACCATAAGAAGCTAAAAAAGCTCATTGATGCGTTATAGTTAGAGCTTAACAAACTATATAAATAATCCTGAGTTATCTTATATTATGGCACCACCCAATAAACCATTTGTATTCTATTCAGATAAGATTGAGGCTAAATCATACTTTGATCAAAAGGCAAAGAAAAAGAAATATTCTGTAAAAGGATATGTGACCTCAGGTGATCTGGATCTTGTCAATGATATTCTAACAAAAGGATGCATGAAAGATATTGATAGTCAGATGGGAGGCAGAGTTCTAAAGCTTGATTATGACCATGAGACTATCAAAGGAAAGTCAGATCTTGATAAAAAACTTGCATTGACAAAATCACCACTAGGCAAACAGATCAGCAAAGGTATTGATGCAAAAGGCAATTATGTTGAATTTGAACTCAATGAGAACTGGAAACAATTTGATGCAAAAGGTAATATCACAAAATCATTCTCAGAAATATGGGCAGAGATAAAAGGAGGATTTCTTGATGCATTCTCTATTGCTTATGTTCCGGTTAAAACAGCATCAAAATCAATCAATGGTGTTGTTGCAAGGATCTTGGATAAGGTCAATGTGATTAATATTGCTCTGACAGGCAATCCAATAAATCCAGCTGCATCAATGACAAGTGTTATGGCCAAGAGCCTTGATTACTTAAAAAATCAGGAGGATGGAAATATGCAAAAGAAATCATATGATAAGGATGGAGCTCATGCACACCCGGCAGATAATCCAATAGGGGAACATAATCATCCAGAAATAGAAAAAGAGATAAGCCGTATCTGGGATAGTATATGGGAAGTAAAAGAAAGAATATCAGAAGTTCATAATCCTACAGAGGATAGCCCAATGATGGGAAAATCAAAAAACAAAACAGGTGGTAATATGACAGAAGAAAATAAAGAAACTCCTGCAACACCTGCAGAACCTGCAAAAGCTGTAGATCCTGCAGAAAAGCCAGGAGAGAGTAAGCCAGAAGATGGCAAAGAAACTCCAGCTCCAACTGGAGACGGATCAGGAGATGCTCCAGCAGCAACTCCAGATACAGAGGCAAAATCAATTATTCAATTCAAGAGTCAGTTAGATGTGCTAACTAAGTCTGTTGAGAATATTGAGAAAGTGCTTGCTAAGGTAATTCCTACAGGAACAGGCCCAGCAAACCCAGCAGTGAAAGCTGCACAAACAGAGATAAAATCTAGTCCTGCAACAGGATCATTGGATTTTGTATAAATGAGGTGCCCAAATGAAAGAAGAAACTAATATAAATGGACAAACCCATATCATTGAGACAGGAGATATGGACAAAGAGATGGCAAGAATGTCTGGAAAAGGATATAATGCTAACTCAAATTATGAGCATTCTTTTGGTCATGTTCCAAACAAAACAGTGTACATGGATGGATGGCAAGAAGTTCAAGGAAAAGGTTTGGATCTTAGGCCAACATTTAATGAAGCTGTAAAGAGAGGGATCACAAGCATCCATCAGAAAGCTTTAGGCCCAGAGTCAGGCGGAGCAGGTACAGCAGGATTTGCACTAGTTCCAGTGTATGTTGATCCAAGAATTGTTGATCAATCCAGAAAGTACACTCCAATGGTTGAGATGATCCCAAGAGTCACCAACCAGGGGACAACAGCTGATTATAACATAATCACTGCAAAAGGTAGTGGATACACAGCTAACCCTGATGCACCATTGCCAGAGAATGATGATACAGAAGATAGGCAAACACAAAACATAAAGTACCTATATTCTGTTGGTAGAATTTTAGGCCCAATGCAGGCTGCAATGCCATCATATATCCTTGAGGGTTTTAACCCATCAGGAGCAGGCATGGTAGGAGGATCTGTTTTTTCACCTGCAGGAGCACCTAGTGCAAAACAGAAAGAAGTTCTAACAAAATCAAGAGCTATGAAAGAGCTTGAGGAAAACTTGATATGGAACGGAAATGTATCAACTGATGCAACACAGTTCAATGGGATCATACAACAGCAGTCTACAACAAATCAGAACGATTTAGATGGAGCTGCTATGGTATGGGATGATGTTGAGGATACTGTGAGGATGGCATATGATGATGGAGGCAGGCCAAAACTTGCTGTAGGATCATCAAAAGTAATCACTGATCTAAGAAAGATCATGATTGACACATTCAGATATAGCCCTGATCAGCTAGTTGCTGGAGCAGAGTTACCATTTGGTGTGCCACCACAGCTTGTATTGCAGACTATGGTTGGAGCAATTCCATGCTTGCCAAGTATGTTCTTGAGCAACACATCAGGAGCTAAACAGCTTTGGTTCCTTGATACTGATTTCATAGAGATGCGTGTCCTTCAAGACATGACATATGAAGATCTAGCAAAGACAAATGATAGCATGAAGTTTATGCTAAAAATCTATGAATGCCTGTTAGTGCGATCACCACCTTTCAATGCGTTTTTAGATAATATAGCTTAGGAGGCTCAAAATGGGATTATTAGTAGAAGGGACTGATTATGAAATTGTAGGAGTTGAAACAGCAGGCAATGTAAGTAGGATCAACATCAGAACTATTAACACAGTTGATGATGGAGATACTATTGCTGTTGATTTGACAAAGTATGGAATATCAGCAACAGGTCTTAGGTCTGTAACTGGATATATACATACAACTGCAAACTCTATAATGGCAGCAGAAGCACCAACAACAGCTGTGTCTAGTGGAACACTTACATTAACAGTAGGTGGAAGCACAGATAACAAACAAAGATACTATGAGATAGTTGGATTTGCAACACCTAATCCATCAAGCTCCATCTAAGGTGAAACAAAATGTCTAACTTTGGAGAAGTAAGTGGAAAAATAACAGGATCTAAGAAGTTTTTAGGTCCTGTTTCTTTTGCACAAGGAGCAGCAGGTATTGGAGTCCAGGTTATTAAAGATTCACAAATTTGGTATGTGGACTCTGGAAAAACATCACCTGCAGTAAGTGGAGATGGACTTACATGGGATGCAGCATTTCTTACTATTGCAGAAGCTTTAACTGCTGCAGGAGAGAATGATGTAATCTATATTGCACCAGGAGATTATGAGATTTCAGCTGCTTTGGCAATAACCTCAAGTCATCATGGTTTGACAATCATTGGACCTAATAGATCATGCAATGATTATAAATGCTTGATTTATTCAGATGCAGCAATGAACCTGTTTGATGTTGATGCAAACAATGTCACTATTATTGGCGTTGGATTAAGTGCAGCAGGAGGAAATGGTCACGGTATAGCAATAGCTGGAACTACAGCATCCTATAAATTGCATATTGAAAATTGCAGATTAGATGGATGGGGCAATACTGGTTATGCTATCAAGTGTGATGATACACAAGACCAGCCAGACTTGACTGTTATTAATTGCTTGATGAGATCATGGGCTACAGGTGGTATTTACCATAATGCAACAAGAGGTATGTATAAAGGTAATACAATCTGGGTTGATGCATCAGCTATCGGCATTAATTGTGTTCAGACTGGAGGAAACAGACCTGACACATTAGTTGCAGATAATAGGATTATTGGAAGCAACTCAGGAGATACTGGGATCAAGATTGCTGCTACAGAGCCAACTGACGGAACATTGATGGTTGTAAACAATGATGTGACAAACTGTGCAACATTAATTACTCAAGATAAGAGTGATGCAGGACTAGTGAATAACGGTACCTATGGAGACAGTGCAGCACCAGTCATTGTTGATCCGAATAGTTAGAGATGATTAAGATGGATCAAGAAAAACTATGGATGGGCCCAGAGAGAAATATGGGCAAGAAGAAGTCTAAGAAAAAGGCAGAATAACTTTTTTATTTTTTTTCCCTTATGGGAACAACTAACAGCAAACAAAACATGCGAGGTTGAAAATGCCAGGAACTATAAGCAGATATAAAATAACAGGAACCATTGCAGCAGGCGGTGGATTTACAGCTTACACAAACAAACCTATCAGAGGGAAAATCAAATCAATAGAGATTGATTATCCTGCAGCTAATGTAACACTTGTTCTTACATCAGAAGGACCTATAGCTCAAACAGTTCTAAATCTAGGAGCTGCCAATACTGATGTAGTAAGATACCCTAGAATATATCAAGAAGATGAAGCAGGAACAGATCTAACATATGATGCAACTAGAAAAATTCCAACTGAATTTGTTGTAATTGGAAGACTCAAATTAGTAGCTTCTTCTGGAACAGCTACACAAGTTGTAACAATGTATATCAATGTTGAGGAGTATTAGAGGGGATCTAAATGCTTTTTAAGAACAAAACAGGAAAGGCAGAAAATGTCAAAGTCAAATCTAAGGATCCTCTTGGTTTTTCCTGGATCACTGTTAAGGATCAGGATGAGATTGATCTCCCTATTGATCATGGACAGGCATATGGATTTACATTATTATATCAAGAAGAGACAGAAACAGCAGAGAAGAAAAAAGATCAATCGGATGCTAAACAAACAATCCAAGCAGTGGAAAAAAAATACTGGGAAAAACTAATCAGTATTAATGGTGTTGGCATTAAAACAGCAAGGGATATTACCAGGATCTATCCAACAGAAAAGGATCTAAAGGATGCAGTCAAAGAAAAGGTTGAGCTTCCAATCAGGGATGATCTTGTGCCTTTAATAAAAAAGAGGTTTAAAACAGGATGGCTCCTAAAATAACTCTAGCAGTATTATCTAATCAGATAAATAATATGCACAGTGATCTCAAAGAGATCAAGACTGATGTTAAATTAAACAATGCATTCAGGTTGCAGGCCAAAGGATTTGCAGCAGCAATAATATTCATTGCAGGAACATTAGGAGGAGTGGTAACTATTACTGTATCAAAATTATTGTCTTTGATAGGGAGGAATTAATATGCCAAATTATATAACAGCTGATGAGGTAAGAGAAGCATCAGGAGCTCCAACTACTTTGATAAGTGACTCTGAGATCAATGGTTTCATTGATTTTGTAGAGCCTGAAATGGAAAGATGGCTCAACACAAGATTTGAGCCAACAGAGACAATTATGAGACTGGATGGCACAGGATCCAATAGGTTCTTTGTTGAGAGAAATCCATTGCTTTCTGTAAGAGATCTTTATTCAGATGATAATCAAGAAGATGTAAGCACATTAGAGATATATTTTGACAGCGGAAAAGTATCTCTTGGAACAGACTCAGACTCAAGCATATTTGTTGAAAAGCAGAACAGCATTGTCTGCAAATATATTTATGGGATGGTCATAGAGGATTTTAGCATTACAGCAATGGCAAACACTAATGCTGAAACAGCAGCAACATCTGTGACAATAGAAGTCCCAAGCACAACAGGATTTACTAATGGAGATTGGATCAAGATCTCAGGAATGGATGGCAATCAAGAGGTCTGCAAGATAACAGCACTTGTTGCTGATACAAGCATTACAGTTGATGAGATTGTCTTTGATCATGAGGCATCATCAAGAATAGTAAAGATGATAATTCCAGATTATATAAGGAGATACATGGTAATTGAGGCAGCAATAGCAGTGGCAATAAATGCAATAGGAGCAACATATACATTCAATGCATCATATAATTTACCTGAACTTTCTGTAGTAAAAGGAGTTCCATATACCCATTGGAGAGAGAGTTATGATAAACTCATCAAAGAGAGAAAGATGAGAAAAGACAGGATCAAGCCAAGACCTTTAATCATGACATCATAATGACATCAGATTTTGAGACAGTATTAAATGACTTGCCTGGAATAAATGTAAGGCATGTGCCAGTGACAACTGGAAAGACAAACAAAGGCGGAGATGAGTTTCTTACAGATGGAACAGAAGCAACAATAAAAGTCTATTTCTTGAGAACAGTAAATAAAAGAACTTATGAGAAATCTGGATTTATAAAAGTAGGAGATGCATTGCTGCTCTCAAAATATTCTGACAGCCTGAAATTCAATGACAAGATCAAAGCTAATGGGATCAGATCCTCAATCTCAACTATTGATGGCAATGCAACAACAATCTCAATAACAACAAGTGCAGCTCATGGACTGAGTGCAGGAGATCTCTTGATCATAATAGGCACTACAAATTATGATGGTAGCTACACAGTAGCTACTGCACCGACAACAACAACATTAACAATTACAGATAACTCCCATGATGTTGCTGCAGAAACAAGCGGAGAGATTGATGGAAAATACAAAACATTCAGAGTAAAAGAAGCATTGAATAGAAGAGGGCCAGATGAGGCAGGAACAAGTTTTACATATCAATATACTGCATGCAACTTATTCCTGGAGGCTGATGCAAATGACGATTAATGCACATGAGATAGATAAGGCGCAAGCAGGCATGCTGTTTGGAATAGGCCTAGATGTAACAGAGTCATTGAAAGATAAATTAGACAAGAGTCATGGAGTTGATACTGCTGCAGGAAAGAGTGGGATCAGATTTGAGATCCATGGAGATGAGATCATTATTATACTTCCAGAGCAAATGAAATATGTTGAGTATGGAACACCACCACATATGCCACCAGTTGATGAGCTCAAAGGATGGGCCAGGAGAAAATGGGGAGATGAGAAACTTGCCTGGGCTCTTGCCATGCATATCAAGAAATATGGGACAAGACCATTTCCATTCATAAGAAATACTTTTAGCCAGGATTTGCCTGAGATCCTAGTAAAAAATATTGTCCAGCATTTGGGCTGAAGCATAACAAAGTATATATATGTAAATACATAAAACATTATTGCGTTCAAGCACTGGAGCCAGTGCGTGACTAAAAAAGAGGTCAAAGGATGGCAGATATAAGCATAGACAATATAAACCAAGAGCTGGAGTTCTTCCTTAGAAACAAGGATATTCTGACAATTACAGAGAGAGGAGTGCAAACTGCAACTGCAACAGGAACATTTGCATCAGACTCAAGCCTAGTAATAAATGTTGCTAATGTAAAGAATATAAGATCAATAACAGTTGCAGGATCACCACTTACTTTTGGAACAGATTACACAGTGGATACAGATTTTAATTCAAATACTCAATGTAAAATCACATTTACAGTTGCTCAGACAGGAGCTTATTCTATACCATATGATTATGGATCAGACAGGATCTTTAGTGATTGGCCAAAGGATGATGTGAAAATAGGATCCTTTCCAAGGATAGGTTTTGATATAATCGGAGGAGATACAGTGCCTTTAGGTCTTACAGGGCCAATAGACAATACAAGTTATGATGTATCTTTTGTTGCTTATGATCAGAAAAAATCTAGAGTCAATGAAATCATCGCAAGCATTAGATCAAACTTGAGAGATAACAGGACATCAGGCTTTTTTTATTTCAATTACATAGTTCTATCAAAGATAGGGCCAATGATCCCTGCACCAACCGGTCAGAACAAAGTTATCCAAAGGAACCAGGATGGTAAGATCATGTTTATAATGGAAAGCTAGGAGGCGATATTATGACAAAAGTAAAATTAATCAGCAAAAGTGAACCAAGCATCAAGCTTGTACGATCAGCAAATCCTGCATTTGAATACATATTTATAGATGGAGTTTGTGAAGTAGAGGCAGAACATGCAGAAATAATACTAAACGAATTTGACTATATCAAGAAAGTCAGCAACACAAAAAAAGAAAAGGGTGATCAATAATGGCATACGGTGCACCACAAAAATATGCTCTAGTTGGAAAAGAAACCAGTTGGGCAACAGGCGGATCTGCTAACAAAGGAGTTGGAACAGTCACATCAGATGTTGGAACTCCAAAGACAGCAGAAGTTATCAACAGTACAGGCATAAGTTCAAGAGCACCTGTTGCAATAACAAGAGGCAGTGAGATAGGAGGAGTTACACTTACAGGAGATTTCCAGAACACAAGATTATGGATCTTTGCTTTTGGAACAGAGGTAGAGACAAACAGTGCATCTGATTATACACATACATATTCTATTGTAGGATCAACTGTTGAGACAGCATTATTTGACATAGGAAACAATGCAACAGTAGACTCAACAGAACAATTCACAGGTATGTTATTTCAGAGCATGGAGTTAAGTATTGAACTCAATGGAGTTTTAAAACAAACCATGGAGTTCAAAGGAAAAGCACCAACAACAGGAACAAGTGCAGGAACAGCATCAGTCAGTACATTGCCAGTATTTCCACAACTATTGATGGAAATAAAAATAAATGATGTAGCAGCTACACAGATACAGAGTGCAAGTGTTACAGTAACATCTACAGGAGAGGGATTGACACATGGACTAGGAACAGCAGCACCAGTAAGTGGAAATCCTTTAGAGCTCAAATTTGAATACAAAGCAACACTTGCATTTGACTCAAAAGCTTTCAATGATCTGTTTGTAGATGCAACAGCACATAACTTTGAACTCACTGGAGATAATGGTGTAGCATATGGAAGTGGACAAAGAAAGGTTTATTTTTCACTTTCAAATTGCATATTGAGTGCAAACAATGAAATCAGTACAGTAGGAAACATCACTGTTGTTGAACTTGCTGCAGAGGGAACATATAGTAATGCATATGGAGTTGATAATATTAATGGTCTATTATAAATAGATGGGGGTATAAATATGGAATTAAAAGTAAATGGAGAAAAAGGAGAACAAACAATAACACTAAGGCCATTGTTTGCTAGAGAAACAGATCCAGGTTTCAATAAATTTGTAGAGTTGCAGAATGCAAAAGAGGGAGAAGAGCTGAAAACATTTAATGATTTCATGGACTATGTTGAAAATCTAGCTCAGAAAGTCAGTGGGTTGTCAGCAGAGGATATGGGAAATCTGTACTCAGATGATAAAAATAAAATACTTGAGTATGTGGCAAACAAAATCCAGGGAAAAGCAGATTTTTTGAAGCCCTCACAGAAGCAGCCAGACTCTGCGCAAAAGGACACACAGCCACAGTCCAGCTCCTGATTGGAGAGGGCATGCCTTTAGAGCCATTCAAAAGAGATATTGTTAAAGCTTTGGAGGATGTAAATCTTGCAGAGACATTTGGATGGACAGATAAGTACATTACAGGAGAACTGGATCCAGCAAGAAAAGAGATCTATCTTGCTGTATTAAGAGGGAGATCACAAGCAGGAGATAAATAAAATGCCAGACTTGAAATTTAAGATAAAAATTGATATAGAAGATCTGAAAAAACAGATCAAGCAAGCAGTCAATAGCACCATATCTTTAGATGGCGGTGGAGGATCTGGAGGCAAAGGTGGTGGTGCAAAAGTTGGCAAAGGAGGAGGCAAAGTTGCTGGACTTCTTGGAGGTATTCTGAAAGGATTAGGTCCTCTCAGTGTTCTTTTGAGCCTTAAGCCAATTGCTGATTTGCTTAAAATTCTGACAAATTTTATTATGTTGGGTTTTCTAAAGATGATTAAGTTTATTCAAAATCTTCCTGAGACTATAAAGAAATTAAGGACGACTATTGTTGAATGGTTGAAATCATTGCCTGGAAAAATCTGGGGGTTTATGAAATCATTGCCTGGAAAAATCTGGAGTTTCTTAAGTCCTATACTTACTAGTATTTGGGAATGGATTAAATCATTACCTGGTAAACTTTGGGAATTTCTTAAAACATTACCTGGTCTTATCTGGGGTTATATTGTTCAAGGCTTTAATTGGCTTGTTGAAAAACTAGGTGTTGTTAAGAATTTTTTACTTGAAAAACTTGAAAGTCTGAAAGAGATATTAAAGTCTAAGTTTGATGAGTGGAAAGAGACATTAAAAATTAAGTTTGATGAATGGAAAGAAAAATTAGCAACTAAGTTTGATGAGTGGAAAGAGACATTAAAAATTAAGTTTGATGAATGGAAAACTAAAGTGGGTGAATGGTTCAAAGAATTGCCTCAGAAAATCTGGGACAAAATGAAAGCTCTTGGAGATATAATTAAGGGAGCAATATCAGCAGCTGTTGCTGCAGCAAATCCATTTGGTGGACGAGGAGACAGTAAGAAAAAATCAAGAGGTCCTCAATCTGGAGATAATGTTTTTATGGGAAGCATGACAAGTCCAGGGACACTCAATGATTTCATAAGCCGACCAGGTCAGCCTGCTCAACCTTTCAGTAATCAGGATACAATCATAGGCACAAAGAACCCTGGAGGATTGGGTGGAACAACAATGAACTTCTATGGAGTTACACCACAAAGGATGATCAATATAATTAATGCTCAACAAGGAAAAGGAGTAAATACTGGAGGTAGATATTGATGGCAGCACCAAATGATCTGAAAATAACAAACAGAGATAATAGTAAGACAATTCTGCTTAGAGCTGTTGCCCCAATGAAACAAAAGGTTTTCCAACCACCAATAGCAATCCCTCTTGTCAATACATCATCTACAAATACAATCTTGTTCAGGTTTATAGGTCAGTCAGAAGAGGTCACATTTACTTTTGCATTATTTGATGATGGCACAGATGTTGCTGAGGGAACAGGTGCAGCTGCTGTTACAACAGCATCAGAGCAAAAGATACATCTTTTGGAGCAGATTTATGGAGAGGATTTTGATGTTGATTGGGAACTTGCTGCAGCAGGATCAGGTTTTGCAGCATTGAACTCATCAAATTCTATGATAGGAGTAATTGTAAATTTAGAATTTGATCACAATCAAGGTTATGCTGGAAATATAATAATTGGATCTATGTCATTCCAGAGAGGCAGGATAGGAGATTTATAATGGCAGAAAGATTTAGGCTTTACAGAGGAGGGACTGAACTTGATTATAGCACATGCTCTATTGTAAAGACCTATGATGAGATTGTCAATAGTGGTTTTGCAGAGATAGAAGCAAATGCAAATGTGACTCAATCCAGTGTCATTGATATAAAATTAAAAGATGGATCAACTACAATATTCAGCTCTAAGGTAACAGGAATAAAAGAGTCATTGATGTGGGCATTAAGATTAATGACAAATGGATATGAACTTACAAATATCTATGTTGAGAATGTATATACCAATCAATCTCCAGAGGCGATTGTTGAGGACATCATAAATACATATTCAAGAAATCTAACATATGCAAGCACAGCAACAAGTGGTGTTGTAATAACCAAGTATATTGCTGATGGTTATCTTATTGATGTTATCAGAGATATGGTGAATGTTCTTAGATGGCAGATAAGAATGGATGAGCTTGATAATGTTTATTTTGAGCCTTTAGGAAATCTGAATAATGGTGTTACATTTACTCAAGGATCAGATGAGTTTGAGGTTACAGATTGGGATACAGATCAGACAAAGATGTTCAACAAAGTAAAAGTCATTGGTGGCTTTGAAGATTATGCAGTCAATGGAGAGACGAAAGCAGGAGCCAATACTACATGGGCCCTTGATCAGAAACCATCAGGGAATATGAGAGCAAGGCTTTCTGCAACACCTACTGTAACAATAGATCCTGATACTTATGTTGTGAATGCAGAGGATCAACAAGTAGTGCATGATGCATCTGTGACAAATCCAATCTATGATTATAATTATCTGAGACCGATAACATTTACTGATCAGGATGATGATAGTATCAATGACAATGACCAAGAAATATTTAGGAAAGTTCAGGCACCATGGCTGAATGTATTTGATGATGTAAAAAGATATGCTGCAAAATTATTGGAAACATTCAGTATACCACCAGTGACTTGTCTTGCAACACAGAGAGGATTTAATGTTGATGTTGATGTTGGAGAGACTGTCACAGTTGTTGATAATGAAAGGAGTAAAAATGAGGTCATGGTTATAACTAAAATTACATATGTTGGGGAGATGGGAGAGACAACATTTGAGATGGGAGATAGAGAGGCAGTGATCCTTGATTGGCAAGTTGGTGTGCAGGATAGGATCAAGGCATTGGAAAGGAGATTTTCAAATACAGAGACACTCAATATTGGCAGGAAAATAAAACATAATATGAATGTAGATCTTAGTATAGCGGATGTATGGGAAAAGAACAGTCCAGAGAATACTTTTGCTTTAAGCCATACAACACTCAGCAGAATGAAAGACGCAAATAATAGAAATCATGAGGTTGATTGTTCAGGAGCAGGCCATCAAGGATTATGGACTGGGACAGGAATAGATGGAGCTCAATTTACAACAACAGGACAGAGACTTTCAGCAGGAGAGTTCAATGGATCTGACAGAAAGATAACAGTTGGTGATCATGCAGATCTTGATTTAGCAAGTGATTTCTCAATTTGTCTTGCTATAAAGGTTGCCAGTTTACCTGGAGCAGAAAAATATATTATGAGCAAGTATGATGGTACAGATGGATGGGCCATAAGGATCAATGCAAGCGATCAGGTAGAGTTGATCTATTCCAATTCAGGATCTGATAGTGTGATAGCTGCAAGTACAGCTTTGACAGCAAACACTTTCCAGCATGTAATATTTACAAAATCAGGAACAGATCTAATTGTTTATGTTCAAGGAGCATCAGACAATACTGGATCAGGAGATGCAGCTGCAGGAACAAATGCAGTAGATGTATTAGTTGGAAATTATGGGGCTGATTATTTTAATGGATTTATTGATGAGGTTAGACTTTTCACAAGAGCATTAGATAGTACAGAAGCAAATAGTATATATACAAAACATCATGTTTTTTCAGGATCAGTGTTGTATCTTTCAATGGATGATCCGGTTATGGATGATAACTATACTGCGAGGGTAACAATAACATAAAATGGCATTAACAAGTATTTTATTGGATCAGATAAAATCTGATGTAAAAGATGATATGGAAGCAATCTTATTATATTTTTTGATAGGTTCAGACAATACAGCAGCGACAGCTGGAGATACAGAAATGGGAGCAGAAATATTGAGAAGATCCATAGACTCTGTTGATAAATCTGGAGGATCAACAATTGTCGCAAGTGGAAGTGTCCCTGTTACTCTAGGAAATGATAGCTCTATTGTTGAGATAGGATGGGGTGATGAGGCAGAGACTCTTGTGGATGGATGTGATGCAATAGCAGGATGGTCAGATAATGTAGATATGACAACACATCTTAATAATACAACATTCTGGCAGGGAACAGGATCTATTGATTTGACAAAAGATGCAGGTGGTGGTGTTGTTGCATCTACTGCAAAGACAACACCAAGTCTTGATTTTACAAATAATTTTTTGAGCTTAATAATTTATGTGAAAGATGCAACAATGCTGGCAAAGCTAGCAGTATCAAATGCAGTTGTTGTAAGATTTGGATCAGGTTCTGGAAATTATTATCAGTGGAATTTTGATCTTGCTGATCTTGCAGTAGGAAAGAATGTGCTCACTATGTTATCATCTGCAAATGCAGACTCAACAACAGGAACACCAGTGCTGACAGAAATGGATTATACTTATATTGGAATAGAAGCAACAGGAGCAGCAGTTACCTGGAGTGATGGAGATCTCATCATGGATTATATTAAAATATTTGGCGGAAACTTATGGATGAGAAACATTGTCATTGAAGTTGATAAGACAGATGATATTGCTCTGTATGCTGATACAACAACAACAATTACTATTACGGAGAGTTAGAATGGGAGAAGATATAAAATTCAAGAATGTGATTGCTGAATTGCAGATCATAAATAACAGATACCCTAATCTTAAATTTGGGCAGGTATTGCAGCAGGCTGCAGACAAGTATAAAAATAAGTTCAATGCAAATATTAATGATATTGGATCAAAGCAGATGCTGAAAGCATTGCAGAATTTCCATACTGATCTACAAGAAACTAGAGTAAAGAAGATCAAGAAAGGAAAGAGTGTGATCCATCAAAGGAAATCCAAGGAGGCAAAAAATGACAGTTAGACTTTTAAGATTTGGTGGAACAGATTGGGGTACTGGAGAGGGCCTGATATATTTAGATCAGAATGATACACTCAATAATATAATGAATGAGGCTGGATTTAATAAATATGATGAGGGAACATCTGGAGTTACTATTGGAAAAGGATTATTAAGGCATAGTGCAAGTATTTGGGTATCAACAAGTGCAAGAACAACAAATAGTGGTGGTACTTGGAGTAGTGGTGGTTTTGGTCAAGTAGATACAGAAGATATTGCAGGAGTAAGTGGAGCTACTGCAGTGTCAGTCCATCAAGATGATGGAAGTGTAGCGTACACAGATGATAGCAGTGCTAATTGGCAAGCTGCATCTGTAGGGCCACCAAATATAACTAAAGGTGCTTGTGTTCATATGTTCAGCACAACTTTTGGAGTCATAGGTGGAAAAGCTGGAGCTGGTGTTTTAATATGGTTTACTTCTGACAGTGGGGACAATTGGACTCAGGCAACAAGTGGGCCAACAGGAGCTGGTGGTTTTGCTGTAAATGCTATTGTGATGTGCAGTGCAAATATAGGTTATGCTATTGACAATGCAGGAGACATTTGGAAAACAACAAACGCAGGTGTTGATTGGACTGACACAACAGACAATACAACAACTACTCCTGGGAACTTATTTGCTATAAGTACAGATGAAGTTTTTTATACAACTTGGTCAGGTTCTGTTTTGTATCATTATAAGAACTCAACCAATACAGTAAAAACAATATTCTCTATTGGTTTAACTGGTTCTGGAGTTGGAACTTCTAATATAATTCAGGCAACCAATGGGAATTATTATGTTGTTGTTGCTTCTGGAGGTGATGCTGTAAATGCAATGACATCTAATCTAACTCTTTTCAGATATGATGGAACAGATATTTATCAGAAAAATATTGGTTTGGGAAGTAAAATAACCCCAGCTGATGATATGAAAATAGCTGGAGATCCAACTGGAACAGTTCCAACATTGATTGAGGCTGCTGATAATACATTGGTTCTAAACATGAATGGAAAATTTACAACAATGAATTTTATTGAATGAGGTTACAATGTTAATCAATTGGTTATTAAGGATCATTGGGAGAAAAAGATCATACAGAAATGCAGGCAATGAAAAAATTTGCGGTACAGTACCAAGCCCAAAAGACAAAAGAGATTGGATCAGTGCATTGCCAGTAGCATCAGATGATCTGCCTGATGAGTTCATTCTGCCTGGAACTCCAGAAACAAAGCATCAAGGATCTCTAGGATCTTGTTATGCATTTGCCATAGCAAGTGCACATGAACATATGAACAGGATTAAAAGAAATAGACCTCTTAATCTATCTGAGCTTTTCTTATGGTTTAATACAAGGATCAAGGATCAGCCTGGAAGCGGTGGCTATATCAGAGAAGCTCTTGAATATGCAAGAAAGCATGGGATTGCCATGGAGGTATCATGGCCATATGATACTGATAAATGGAATGATCAGCCTGGATGGGGATCATATTATGGAGCTAGGTTTTTCAGGATCAAATCATATCATAGAGTCAATGGAATAGCTGAGGCTAAGAAAGCATTGCATGGTGGCTATCCAGTTATATTTGGCATGAAAGTGCATGCTGATAGATTAAATGCCCCAGATGGTGTCATATTAGCTCCAAAAGGCAAGGAGATAGGGGGGCATGCCATGTATCTATATGGCTGGAACTCAATAGGTCTTTTAGATCAGAACAGCTGGGGACCAAGCTGGGGCAAGTTAGGGAGAGCTGTGCTGCCTTATGATCAATGGGAGCATGTTTTTGAGGCATGGAGAATTGAGATATATTAATGAAAAGAGGTTTAAATGTTAATAAAGGGTGGAATAACTAACATAAGCATTAATAATCATAAATCCATTCTGTGGCCTGGATACCACCCCACACAAGCGTACCAGGCCACATCAAGCTTATTAATTTAAGGAGGAGATAATATGGAGATAGATATAGCAAGTATATGGCCTGTTGTAAAGGCAGCAGGGATAGTGGTATTGATACCAGTTTGTAGGAGTGTCAGTGCATGGGGTGTTAAAGCTCTTAAGGACAACAGAGTGACATTGTTTGAATGGAGACAATTAGCTCAGACAGTGATTAGAGTTGGTACAATGGGTTTGATGGGTTTTGTAGGATTGAATGTTGCAGGAGTAGATAATGCTTTGGTTGCAGCTGCAATAGGATCATTCTTTGTAGACAAGCTGTTTAATGCTTTGAAGCAGAGTAAACCAATCAGATAATTACTTAGGGATACCTAGGTTATTGACCTTGGTAAAACAAGGTCCTTTTATTCTTTAAAGTATAGTGCTTTTATATATAGAAGTGCTGTAACCAACCCCCCATCATTTCCTATGGAAAAGCTGTATATATATATATAAAAAGATATAAATCATTTATTTATAAATAAATAATCCAAGAAAGGAATGATAGAAAGGATGTGGTTTTGGAGTGGAAATCAAGGGGGGTGTATATATGACAGGATTATTTAAAATAAATAATTCTAGAATTATCAAAATCTAAATAATCTATGACAAAACGGAAAAGTATTTATATCAGTTAGTATTACCTATGCGTAATATTGATTATTTGAGCAAAAAGATGGGAAGCAAAAAAGAAAGAAAGAAAGTAACAACTACAGTCTATGTATTTGAGGATGTTCTAGAGCATGTAAAAAGTAATCCTGAGATCAAGAATTTTAGTGATTGGATCAATATGAGATACCCAGAGGAGTTCATGGAAATAGACAAGGCAATGGAAAGACTGCAGTATCATTCCAAAGAAGCACAGAAATGGGAGAAACATATCAAGCTCATGCAGAACATTGAGAAGAAATCAACGATCAGCAAAGAGGCCAATGACTGGATCAATACAGATGGATTAGAAAGGACACAGACACATACAACTGAGGGAGTTTTGAAATTTTTTAATAATAAATTTAATTATAATCTAAGTCTAAGGCAGTTCAAGATCTATCTAGAAAAAGCAAGGGGTTCAAAATGATTGATAAGGATGGATGGTTCATAACAGAGACAGTGCACTTAGGATCTAAATACAAGCTTGTGCAGTATTGTGATGGATCGCATGGCATAACAGATGTATAGGAGGTTATGATGATAAGAAAAAATTACAAGAAAAGGAGATTATTGAGATGTGCTTATGCAATGGGGAGACAACCAGTATCATCAATCAGATTTGAAGAGTGGCTTGATAAGGTTGCTCCTTGTGATACTAAAATTAAACTGGAGGGATAATTATGATAAGTGTTTGTATGGAATGTAGATCATGGACAGAAAGAAACACAAAAAAAAGAGTTTGTGAATGTGGAGCAGGATTTTTATTTCAGAGATTGTTTAATGATGTTGATGATTTCTTATTTTTTGAGTTAGAAAATAATCCTGATGAGCATTTGTTGTACTTGATGAAGGTTAATAATATTGATGGTAGACGAAATTCTATGATCGTAAAATTAAAACATAAATTGGAGGGAGCATGATGGAGAATTTTTTTACAGAAAGAGGAGAACAACAACAACAAAGAATTAACAAAATATTTGAGATTTTAAAAATAGATGCTAGAACAAAATTAACAAAAATTAGTAAAGAGACAGGAATACCTGTATCAACAGTATTTGATATAATGAAAAGGATTAAGGGAAAGTATGAGTTTGTTGCAGTAAACAAAGAGAAGAAAAAGATTATAATTCATGTCTGGAAAGGATTGATTGATAGAGTAGAGAATATTCCTGATGGATTTGATTATGAAATTAAAGATCATGATGTGGTGGAATGATGGGAGTGACTGATCAAGAAGCAAGAAGTAAATGTCCAGGAGGACAAGAGTCATGTGATGATTGCCCTAGATATATGGATGATTGTGATGGCGATTAATACAAAGTACACTAGGAAAGAGAGGGAGATTGCTTTAGATATTGTGAGAATAAAAGCAAAACAAAGGTATCATAGAGAGAGATGGCTTGAGTTGGATGTTCAGTTGAATGTTTTAATACAAAAATTAGGAGGTAAGTATGGCAAATAAGATTGAGATAAAAGGATTGATTGACAAAGAAATAAAGCAGATAACAAATTTGTTGGACAAAGCAAATGAGGATCAGCTTCAACTGATCAATCAAATGATCAATCAAATGATCAATAATAAGATAGAATGTAAAGAGCCAGATTGTAAGATTGCTGATTGTCCTTTTTGTAAAGAGGGAATTTACAAAGGGCATGATCTTGCAATGGATCCTGACGGAACATTATATCATAAGAAATGTGCAAAGAGCATGATGTATTATGATACATCAGATGATGGAGATATTTGGAGGTAGAAATGAAAAAGAAAACAAGATTAATCAAAGAGATTGATATTCAGATAAGACATCTCAAAAAAGAGAAATGTTCAAATCAAGTAATCAATTCTTTGCTTCATATCAAAGAGGTTGCACAAGAGACAGAGAAATGGTCTAAACAAAGTTATGATAATTATATGCAGTTGAAAAAGAAGTATGAGACTCTTGCAGGAGCATATTGTTTTGATCTGGATATAAATTATTAGAAAAGTAGGACTAGATCCTTCGGAGGAAAAAATGGAGAAAAAAATAAGTAAAATAGAATTAAGCGGAAATCCAAGACAAGATCTTGGAGATCTAACAGAGCTTACTGCAAGTATCAAGCAGTATGGAATAATAGAACCTTTAGTAGTATTTGCGACTACAAATGGATTTCAGCTTGTTGCTGGCCATAGAAGATTTGCAGCTGCAAAAGCTGCTGGACTCAAAGAGGTTCCTGTTGTTGTAACTGGAAACAGTGATCTGCAGGCACTAAAGATTGTTGAGAACCTACACAGAAAGGATCTTAATTTCTTTGAGGAGGGAGATGCCTACACTGAGTATGCTGAAGAGAAAGGC